GTGTATTTTTTGACAATCCCATTTATAGACTATTATAGTAGCTTTTCTAAAAATCTAATTTAACCCTGATTAAAGCTTCTTTAGTAAAGTCTTTAGTGAGAGGTTTAGAAAGTTTTGCAACGGCTAACAATTCATTATTGTCATTATACATTCCTACAGTTGTTGGAAAGGTTTGTGGACTATTAATAAAGTTAGAAAATACTAAAGTACCAGAGCCTGTTATAAATGACGGGTTAGTAGTGTAATTATACTCAGCATTTTTTATTCTAACAAATATATAATCTGATGATACTGTTTCTTGCGAGTTTAATTGAAAACTTGCTCCCTTATTAATAATTTGAAATATAGCATCATGGTTTATAGACGATGCACCTACAGTTAATGCGGTACTTAAAGAGAGTCCAACTCCGCCGCCTGCTGCTGAAAGTGATAATGCTTTAGGATTAAGAACTATTAATCCCATATCAGGAAGAAATAATCCGTAACTTCCAGAAGCTGTGTATCCTTTAGCTGTAGCTCCACTTAATAATGGACTGCTAGCAGCAGATCCATTAGATCCAGAAACTATATTAAATACTCTACCGCCATCAACATATGTTATAGTAGTAACATCATTAGAATCGTCCGTTAACTTTATAAGGCTACCTCCAGATCCTGAGAGTTGTAGATTAAAGGTTCCTGGGAAAAGACTTTCTTTATATCTGTTTCTATCTATAGGAATAGCAATAAGATCTATAGATGAGGTATTTCCTGTGCCAAAATTTACGGCAGATTCTGCATCACCATAAATAAGATTTCTATATTGACCAAACGTAATTCTACTAGGAGTATTGCTAGGAACCAAACTATTTAATGGTGAAGATCCTAATCCTGTTAATTGTCCGTACGCTATAGAGAATTGAATAGATGATGTATTAGATGCTACTGAAGCATTATACACGTCTATATAAAAACTACCTGTTGTACTAGCCGATGCTGTAAAGAAAGAGTTAAGTATAGTTGCGTTATTGCTCCAAGCCGGAGCTACCACTGAATCAGCCGATACTACAAAATCTGTTGGATCTAGTCTTGTGAATGACATATCTTAATTTATTATTAGTTTACTTTTACAATTGTTACAGGAATGCTAATCCTTGCACCAGAATCACGACCTACAACAATTAAAGTTGTGAATAAAGACGAGTTAGAACCAAATAAGGTATTAACTGTAGTGGCTGTAATGTTGATAGATGTTCCAATTACAGTTTTACTTACATTTGTTCCTATAGTCGTAGTTGAATTTAAACTAGTAGCTTCTGGTGTATTAATTCCAACTCCATTGAAAGAACTTACAGTTCTAACATCTCCAATGGTGGCTACATATCCGGATTGTTCAAATGTAGATGTAGCTCCAAGATAATTAAGAGTTTGTGGAGTAATAGAAAGTGACGCTCCTTGCTTTAAGGTTATAGCAGTATATCCAAGATCTAATACAGGAATCTTTGCCGTACCCCTAGGAAGTGTAATCAACTTATACTTCATAATTTCTATATCATTAGGATACGCTTGAAGTATAGGCATTGCTTCAATAGCTTCACCATAGAAGGCAGATCCAGATGGGTGGTTTGGATTATAAAGTGTATAATCAATCTCATCATCAGATAGAGAGAATTGCGTGATTCTAAATGAGCCATCATTTCTGGCTAGGAGTTCTCTTCCTTTTTTAGTGAGGATAGCATCTACTACTACTGATGTATTACTTAAATATGACATATAATTTGAGCTTTTAAATAAATATATTCGATTTTAGTTTTCTTTACTTTATTGGAAAATTATAGTGTTTGTATCAGGATCTATAATATTTTGTTGTTTGAGAGCCTTTATTACATTACCTGAGTTCTCTCTTACTAAAGGATCTATGTATTGGGGAAACAGTATTCCATTTTCAACAATGCTAGAATCTTTGGGATTATATCTAAGCATAACATTAGTTTCATCTGGCACATGTTTCCAAACTATGTATCTGCAAGATCTCCATGGTGCACCAGAAAAACTATCTATAGGAATAATAGATGATGAGTTAAATAGCGCTAGGTTTACAGGCCTATCTAATTCAGTATATATTCTTGATCCGCTAATACCTGATCCTGTAAATGTAACATTTTTTATTGTATATTCAAATCTTTCATCCCAAGCAAGCCTAGAAGAGGAATCATAAAAAGATATTCTATCTCCTACATTTAATGTAAATGGAAGTATAACTGGATCTAATATAGAAGCTGTCCAAGCAGTATCAGATGTTGATTGATAGGTAATTCCATTAGTATAATAGTATGCTAATTCTGAGTTAAATATTACTTGATTCGATTCACTTCTATAATATAGACATGTTTGAGAGCTGGTTACGAAAGGGGTGTAGAATGTTAAGGTGTTTGATCCATCTCCAGCTGAACCTCCACCGCCTTGGCGGGATAAAATTCCTTGAATATACACGTATCCTTCATCTATACCAGTAGGCCAGTGTGTAGAAGACGCAGCGCTTCCTACCGCAGCAGTACTAGTGCCGCCACCACAAGTTTTTGCAGTATACGCACTAAGATAGGCTACTTGAATATTGTTATTAGAAGTTCCACTAAGTAGACTTATATTCACTACTCTAGCATTATATGTGCCTATTAAAGGATTTTCTGGTAATGTTATAGATACTTCTACAGTTACATTATATGGTACATTTCCATTGTTGAACGCAGCCTTTAGATATATATCAAATTGACTAGTATCACAGGCTTCTATAGGAGTTTCAGTTACAATCCAACTCATAGTCCAGTTAGCAGGTTGTAGTACAGCATCTGATGGGGTAGACCCTCCACCAGCAGTTATAGTAATTTCTACTGGATAGGTTAAACTAAATTGTTGATAAGAAAGAGATCCACTTAAATTATGTAATATAGGAAGATATCTAAAGCCGCCTTCAAATATTTGTAAGCTAGGATTATTAACTAACTGTTGTGTATATGGGTTTGATTCATCGTAGTTAAATAGTGACACATCTGCTGTCTCTCCTGACTTGTATATATTTTGTACGCTGAATATATTCGTATTTGTTTTTGTTAGATCTAATACATTTTGATCATTATCTATTAAATATTTTATTTGGGCGTTAGATCTATTTGGGAACACAGGAGACGCAGCATATATATCAATTAAGTAAGCATATTGATATTTTATTTTATCAATAGCAGCAGTTTTACCGTATGAGTTATCGCCGTCAGTATACGTATTGTATGTAGCGCTTATAGTTTTAGATCCTAAGTACCTTGGAAGTATAGATCTTTCTAAGAAATAATTATAGTCTTGTACATAAGCATAAGGGCTATTGGGATTTCTTGAATCATTATAGTTGTCATTTACTGAGTCATTTATAGACTTTGTAATTACGCCATAGTTAACAGGTTTAACCTGATCTGAATTATAATCAGCATCAAAAAGATATAAAGATCTTACAGAAGACGTTACATTTTGATATAAGGCCCCTAATGAATATTCTATATATATTGAGCTAGATGGAAGGTTAGATACTTCTAATTGAGAAATCGCATCACCATTAGTTACAACAATATAAGAGCCACTTAACTCTCCATTATATTTTTCTATTCCATCGGTACTAGATACAACTACAGAACCAGATATAGTCATTATAGTTCCTGACCAACTAGTAGAACCCTCAATACAACCTCCATCAGAAGATGATATAAATGCCGTATCTATAGATTGAGAATAGTCATTAAATGTTACTATAGGTTCATGTCTTTGGTACTTATTTCTCTCTAGCATATGTGATTTAACTATAATACCTGTAGAGAGATTAGCTCTAGCTGGTACAAAGTCTTTAATCATTTTAAAAAGAGAGTTATTATAAAACTTGATCAGCCTTATATATTCCCATATACTATGAGCTTGTGTATATGTAGAGAAATATGCATTTGATGCACTTACTAAAGGTTGGTAGGATTGAGAATACTGGTATCCTGGTGCTCCTATTAATTGATCTATATTAAAATAACCTTGAGTAGAAACTATGTTATTATTAATTGTATCAGATGGTGAGAATCCTACTTCTATATTAGTAGTGTTAATCCTATTTATATTCTGGTAGTATTGTATACTTGTAAATGGAGAAAGTAAAGAAGAAGATAGAGTTAAGCTTCCTGTAACGTTTCCATTACTTCCTGTTACAATCGCAATTTTATATTCCGATGAATCTAGATCAAAAATACCATCTACAGAATTAATAGGAGTTCCTCCAAATTCTCTAACAGTTAATATGCTATCAGGTATACCAAAAGAACTTATCAAAGCTTTGACTCCTCTCTCGGTACCTTTTGTTTTAAGCAGATAAGGAAGATTGTGATATAGTCTTTTATAAATTTCTTGTTGTATATTTTTTGCAGAAAGTGTAGCTAAACTTGAAGTAACATAATTAGTTATCATTTCTGATCCTGTAGGAGGCAGCAAGCTACCATCAGGATTGATTCCAAACAACGTATAATAGAGGTTATCAGATACGTTTGAGTTTGTATATAACTGAATACCAAAGCCGCGTAATGCGTCAGAAACAACGTCTAATGATATTCCTGTATCAGGGTTATTTGTATTATTATATCTATTAGAAAGATCTTTATAGTATATCCATATATTATCAAAGTGTTGTCCGACCATATCTAGGAATGTAGTATATGGAGCATTTGATGGATCATCTAATAAGTACTGAGGTACAGAATTATGTAGCAGGTCTTTATTAGTTGAATCATAATAAGAGGCGCTAAATAATAAAGACTGAGTAGTTGCTGTAGGAATAGTATTTACAGTTCCTAAAAAGTTAGATGCTTGAGAAGATGTTACTGAATATAGTGAATATGGTTGTATTGTATTTGATTTTGGCCATGCATAACTAGCTGACTCAAAATATAAAAAGTATTCGTATGTATCAAACTTTTCTATAAGATTGTTTATATAAGTTTGAGCGGCAGTAACGGTATTACTTACTATTGTTGAATTTGAAGTACCTCCACTAATTGCTTTCTGTTCAGATATCTCAGCATTCTTAGATTCTATTAATTGTAATTTATAAACAAAATTACTAACTCTTTCTACTGCGCTTGAAAAATGTATGAAATTACTAAAGTCGCTGTAATCTACATTTATTGCAACAGACTTATCTTGATAATAACTTAATAACTTTTGATAAGATGAACTTACATTACTAGCTAATAGATTATTGTAATTATAGTAAGGTGTTGTTTTTCCGTTTTTATTATTTACTGTTACATTAAAGTTAGGGCCTCTAAGTCTATTTACTTGATCTACATTTTCTGCTTCAACTTGAATATTAACGTTAAAGTTAACAGACTCTGCAACTCTGTCTACAATCCAAAGTTGGCTCTTTATATCAAAGTCTGAGGGTAAAGCTTCATATAACTTGACTATTAAATATGATCCCTCTTCGTCTTCAGTATATACTACATTATTAGCTACTACTAACTGATTATTACCAAAATTAAGGTAGAATATTGGGTAATAATTCTTAGTGCTAGTATATCCTTGATATTGATTAAAACCACCTCTTATATCAATATCACTAATTGTTTGAGATGTTAATTTTAATTCAGTTCTAGATGTAGATATTTCTTTTATCCAATAAAATCTACCAAACTGTGAATTAAATAATCTCTTATAAAAATTATATTGAACACTTAAATTACCTCTATTATAGCCTCTATTTTTTACATCCGTTTCAGGATCTAAAGTTAAACTAGAGTACGTATTGTTTTGAGGATTAGTAGTTAAATATGGATAATAGTCAAATGCATCATAATCTACAGTTAGTAAATTATTATTTTCATCATAGATATATAACTCTAAATAGTCGTTGGCCTCTCCAAATTTACTATTTATAAAATTAGAATTGACTAATGATCTATCTATTACATTTAAATCTTGTGGTTGAACACCCTCTCCTGCGTATGTTATATTAACTAACTCCATTATATTATATCGTTAATGCTTGTAAACGATTGATTTAAATCTAATAATTGTTGACGAAGAGAATTAATCTCTTCAATTAACGCTTGCTTTTCAGCATCTATTACAGATCCTCCAATATACTGTTGACTTCTTTCAACTAAGTAGGTATGAGAATTTATTGTTCCATCTACTGGTATATTAAAGAATAACTGATCATAATATTCAAAGAATTGGTCAACAGTAACTACATTATCAATAGTAGGAACTGCTGGAGTTATTAGTTCTGAAAAAGTTATATTAACAGCTTTTGAGTACGTATTAATTCCATAAATCTCTTTAACCAAATCTACATTCGCCATTATCTAACTATTTTAAATATTAGATCATTATCAACTTCATAAGACTCTCCTGTTGGAAGATTTGTTTTAATTAATATCTTATAATATCTTTCTGGTTCTAAACCATTCATGTATAAATCAAAATAGCTATTAGTACCATCGCAACTAATTTTTGTATAACTGGTATCAAAGTCTATTACAATGTCTGCTGTTTTAGCATCTTGTAAAGCCCAATAAGAAGTTTGTGGTAGTGCTTTATTAGTAGTATAAAAAGAAGCCGTAGTAAAAGTTCTTACAGGATATTTGTCTCTAGCATTTACTTTAAACCTATATTTTCCTGTACCGTATTTATAAGTTTCTAAATTATTTCCTAATGTTATTACAGAATCTGAATTGGATATAACGCTTAAACTTCCTGTTCCATAAGAACTATCATCCCACCTAATTTCTAATGTAGGAGGATATATTGTATTAGTATCTACAGAGAAAAAGCTAAGTCCAATATAGCTACCTGAATTTTGCTCTACGGCATTAGGATGTTTAACTATAAATCCATAATTTGATCTAGATCCGCTAAACCAAGTATCTACTATAGTAGAAACATCAACATTAACGTCTTTATTATCTTTGTAACCAAATGATTGTGTAGCGATTAAATTAGTAAAAGATCCTCCTCCAGGAGTTAAATAATATGATCCGTTTCCCCAATTACTAGCACTGCTGAAAAAAGATTGGCTACTATACCAGCAAACACCATTTCTAGTCTGAGGAGAATCGGCTAATTTACCAGTTCCCATTTCCCAAGACTGTGAAACTTGTCTAACTTCTAAATTGTAGACTGTGTTTAAATTCTCTGCTGTAGCTAAGTATAATTTAAAGTATGTCTTCCAAGATCCTGTAGTATAAGACTTTAGCGTTGTTATATCTGAATCAGAAAATATAACTAAAGATCTTCTAAGATCATCAGCAAGTATTGGGCTTGTAGGTACTGGTTCTAATAAATTATTTAGAGGGGCATTATTATTCTTTACAGACACTTCTAATATCTCATCAAGACCGGCATTTAAAGCAGGATCAGCAGAATAGATTGAAGCATCAGCAGAAGGAAATATTTTATATACAGCCATTTTACTTTTTTTATATTGTTACTACACGACCTTGAATATCTGTATTAGGATATTTTAATTCAAATATTGAAGGATCCAATGAAGGGTATATAACACCGTTTAAAAGACCAGCTTGAATATCATATGAATATAGAGAATATCCATCAGCAATTCCTGTTTTATTTACTATTCTAATATCTTTTACAGTTTGAACACCTTCAATAGTATCTAGTAATGAATATATTTCACCTAATAAAATAGGTTGGTTTATTTGCCAATTTGATACATTAAAGAAAGATTGCAATGATAGTATGCATCTAGCAACAACATCTTGACTTGTATAGTTTGGACGTATAACAATATCAAAATTACAACCTATATTAATAATATATGCAGGTTTAAGATTAACTGCATCTGTCATCATTCTATATTCAGAAAGATACGTTTGTAGATTTTGTAAAAGAGCTGGTGAAGGATCTGCTAATTGGTTAGAACTATTCAATCCTAATACATACATACTTACTAGAACCTGATCTTTTTGACTTATATCACTAGCATAGTTATTAAAAGTAGCATCATCTTTTGTTACATACACCTTACTTATTTTACCATACTGGGCAGGCATACTTACAGCTCTTGCAAGATAATCTTCTTGAGTTACAGCTCTTAATTGAGTAGGGAATTCGTTTGCTATATTAAACCTTAACTCTTCAACTGAATCTCCGTCTCCCCCACCTGAAGCAGGGTCTGGATTGTTTACTGCTATTGTGTTCTGATAAGTAGTATTCCCGGATACTGTATAAGAAACTAATTGGGTAAGTTGATTAGATAATACATTTGCACTAGCGCCACCACCAACAAGATATTGGAAGTTTATAGTTATATTTTTTGGAGAAAGGCCATAAGTTTGTGTAGTTACAAAATTAGTAGGATCAAAAGAGCTAGATAAAGTACTAAGGCCTCCACCAGTTAATCCAACACTAACATTATTAGGATTGGGCAAAATAGCATTATCAGCAGCTGAATTTATTCCTGAACCGAATTCTATTTCTAATGATCCGTCAGTTCTAAACCTAGATACAAACCTTCTAGGAACTTGCATTTTTTGAATCATGTATGGTACTTGATTCTGGAATTGATATAAGCTAGGATAGTTAGCTGCTGTATTTTGTACTGGCTTTAATATATAGTCTTGAGCAAGATAGGGTACTTCATACCAAGTATTACCTGAGGAGTCTTTAGCTTCTAATATACTAATTATAGAGGAGTCTTGTATATTAACAGTTGTAAATCTTTGAGGAGCCGCAAATGTAAATGCGGCGGTTTTAACCTGCCCAGATATTGCTTGTACTGTTTTCTTAAACAAATAAGACGTCGGGACATTACTTCCGTTAACAGTATATACTTCTATAGTTGTAGGATCATAAGAAGATGACGTAGTGAAGTCTACTTTTTGAGGGGCAAAGAATAGTACTGAGCTATCTATATTAGACTTGATTTGCATCCCTTGAGCAATAGTCATTGCGTAACTAAAATCTGGACTTGTATTAAGACCTGATGTTATAGAAGGTACTTGCTGATAGACGTCTAAATTAACAATGGCAGCAGAAGTAACTTTAGGCCTATAACCTAACATATAGGCTAGAGTGTAAAGATTATTCTTTTGTTTTGCGTATTGTAAGAATGTCTCTTGAAGCTGATTATCAAGATAGAATGAAAGAACATCTCCAACATAAGAAGCCATTTCAATGAACATACTACCAGGACTAGGCTGGGTAAAGTCATTATAGACTGTTGGATAATAAGCTCTTGCATACTCAATCAAATCTGTTTTGAACGAGCTAAAGTCTTTGTTTAGATATTTTATATCAACTTGGTTAGGCATCTTTACATGTTTTGTATTGTCAATATGACACTATCATTTTCGTTTGATCTTAAAAGCCTGTAACTAAATTTTATATTTATAGAGTTATAATCAGGATTACCAATTATATCTAAGGTTGTTATTTCTATTTGAGGGAAATAAGATTCCATCTGAGTTCTTATGGATTGTTTCATATTCTCAAATGTATCCTGATTTATCTGTTCAAATAGTCTCGACCTTAAACCTGCACCAAAGGAAGGATTAAAAGGTCTTTCTCTTGGATCGGTTAAAAGATAATTAATTATATTATACTTCAACTGATCCTTGGTAGTATATACTGAACTAAATACATTATCAGCAGAAAAAGGTATTTTAACTCCAATTGCCGTTGAAGGTTTAAGGTCTAATGGCGATATTTTTTTTAATCCGTATGCCATTAAATTTCGCCTCTTTCTTTTAATTTACTCATAAGTCCTGAGAAGTCTGGAACCTCATTAATCTGAACTGCGTCTAAATTAGAACTTGGTCTAGCAGATCCAAGCATACCTTGAACTGATCCTACCTGAACTTCTTTAGGCTGAAAACCAAAACCTGGATGAACATCTTCTGATGTCATACTAAAGTCTTCATTTATCATGTTTTGAGCAGTGTCATTTAAAAAAGCTGCCATTGGATTGTTTCCAGTAAACTTAATAGGTTTAGGAGCTGAGGTATTCAATGTCCCAGGTATCTTTGATTTAACCTGTTCTTGAAGGTTTTTCTTTTGGTCTACTATAACTGGAGCTTTGACTTCCTTTAATATCTTTGGAAGCTCCTCCTTTAGGACTGCTCTGAGTTCCTCTCTTATTAATTTTCTAAGTGCATCTACTTGTGCCATATCTTATAAATATTATTTTTAATTATTTTTAAGCTTTTTAAGCTGTGCATCTACTTCTTTTATTTTTTTAATTGTAATAGCCAATAATACAGAATTTGATGCTACTGTAACTAATCTTTCTTGTAGTGTCTGTTTTTCTTTTTCCAGTCTATCTATTTCTAACTGATTAGGATTGGAGGTAGAATTAGCTATTCCGCCTGCTAAATTAGATGCTCCAGACACTGAGTTTGAGTATCTTCCCTCAGGATCGGTAGCCTGTAAGTTTGATTTTAATTTATCAGATTGTTTAGACAATAAAGATCGAACTTTTTTACGAAGTGCTTTACCGCCTGGAAGATTGTCTATGAAGTTAGACAACCCTAATTCACTATCTTGATTTTTAATATCTTGTTCTGAAAGTGAAATATTGTCTATATTAATATCGTCATTTTCTAAATACTGAAGAGAATCTATAATAGTAACCTCATCCTCAGAAGACAGGCTGGCTATATTTGCACTAACCAATCCTTTTGATACTAAAAGTACTTTTACTTCGTTTATTATAATAAGATCTAGAGATGCAAAAGTAGGAGTAGATTCAACTACTATATAGCCGCTACTGTTCCTAGCTATTCCGTATCTTCTTTTAAGATTAATTCCTTCATCAGTAATTTGTTCTGTTACTATTTCTATTGTGTATGTTCCAAACCTTTTATTTTTATTATCTGCAGTTTGATTAGACTTATCTAAAAAGTCTTGGAGAGTATTTGCTGTATTAGTAAGATTAGTTATTGTATTAATTAAATCCTGTTTAAGTTCTGGATCTACATTATTACAGTTTTCTATATTAAGTAATACCAAGTTTAACTTTCCAATAATACTACCCATTCCTGCTACTAAACTTGTAACAAATATAGTCATTAAATTTAATACCGCATTTATTTGATTAAGTCTTTTTATTAATTTTTTTTGACCTAGCTCTGTTAATTTTTGCTGGTATATATCATTAAGTTTAACATCAGTTCCTTTTGTTCCAAAAAAACTAGGTATAACTATAGCTACTATAAATGCTTTTACTACATTAAATACTTTTATTATTGATATAGCTATCTTTATTACTGTTCTTGCTGTATTAATATATTTAATAGCATTTTGTCCTACTGAATTTATATTATTGGCTAATCTTAATATTGATTTTAATAATTTTGAAATATCTTTAAGAGGTACTAATTTATTTATTTTAGCTATTTGTTGTTGAACGGCACCATCTATAATAGAATCAGCAAAATTAAGAACAGTAGCAGGACTATTTAAACCTTGAATAGCTATGCAATAATATTTTACTTTATCTATAGTATTTAATAACTTAACTACATCTGTATTAGGTATATCTCTTACATCATTGTATTGATTAAACTTACCTAATGCGTTTTGTAAAAAGTTACCTGCTGTGGAAAGTTGCGGAAAAGTACTTACTAATAAAGGATCATTTATACCAGTATCTGGCGCTAAAACAGTTTGAAATGCATCAGTTATTTTCCTGATTAGTGTAGAAAGTCCTAATTTACTTTCTGAATTACTAACATCACCATAACTAGCATAATATTGATCTATAGCTTTTTGAACTTGAAATGCTTTATTTTGTAAATTCCATTTTGCTTTTGATATAGGATCACTAGGAGGGTCTACATTAGGATTAAAAGATGTGCCTCCAGGTATTTGTGTTAATGCGTAGTTTAAAAGATTACAAAAATCAACACCTGCAAAGTCTGTTAGTAGATTGTCTACACCTTTATCCAGAGCTCTTTGAATGGCAGTACCTTCATCTTGCTTTAATTTATATTGCCCATATAATATAACACTTACTTTACCTTGAGCTTTTATAATAAATTTAGAAATAACTCCAATTGCCTTTTCTAATCCTTTAGCAGTTGTAGTATTTATATTAAGTTTATTATTACCAAGATTAACAAATCCAGCTTTAACTTTAGGATCGTTATTTACTTGATTAATTGTTTTGGCTATATTTGGATTTAAAGCTGGTATCATATTATCTTGTAAATGTATTTTTAGATAATACTATAGAATTAGGATTTCTTATAATGTCTCCTAATCTTGTTGCTTCCTGATTTATTTTTTGACCGGCAGAAGCAATATATGCCATAGAAGCACCTAAATCTGTTTCAGATACCTGTGCCAATAAAGTACCTACAGAGGCTAATTCGTCTAATAATAAAGTTAACTGCCTATTAAATGTTTTTCCTAATATTAAAGGCT